TGTATCCGGTGAATTTACCGTTTTTTTTCATTGCATTGATTTCATCTGGTTCATACTGGCTCAACGTCGAGGATGAATCAGAGCTTTTAAGGGCTTTAGACAATTGCGCGGCACCAAGGCCACCTTCAGTAACTTTTGTATCGGTGTCGTGCCACTGATCGTTGAACGCATTCAATGCAAGTTGCGCCGCTTTAGCAGATTGAATGTCTTGCGGACGATGCGGGAGCCGATCAGCGACATCTTGCGAGATAGTAACCGTTGGCATGGCAAGATCAAAGGCACGGCGAATGTTGGGGGCTCGACCTTTTTCCGTAACCTTATTTGGATCTTGTTGCGCAAACCAATCATGGAATAGCACTTCAGGCGCGACTGGATGCCGGAATTTGCCAACAATCCGGCCTTTTATGCCGTATTGATAGCTAGGATGCTCTGGAAGACCCGCAGATTTTAAATGGACAAGTTGTTCGTCCTCGGATCCTTTTGGGATCTCCATGACAAACATGCCGTATCTGCTCGGGACACCCGCAAAATTTGGATCAAGCGTTGCGCGTGTAATCTTGTCAATGTTTGGAGCACCAAGGTTCTGCGCTTCTGTGCTTTCAAGAACGCGAGCAACGCGCAAACGAGCTTCAAAACTTAACTTACGCAAAAAGTTTTCAGCGTTTTTGTGCCCGAACCCAGGGAAGTTTTTAAGGGATTGCAATTCTTTTTGTTCTGTTGGACGACGCACCATGTCGTCAATCTGCTGAACCGCTTCAGGGTTGAACCGATTGTCATCCACGTACTGCTTCATTGTCTTCATCAATGAATTAGCAAACGACGCATTTGACTGATGACTTGTTTGTTCCATTGCGTGGACAATTACATAGTCCGCGTCTTTACGGATCTTTGAGGAGCCGCGGCCTTTGCCTTCAACAGCCCACGCCAACCCATGCTTCCGGCTTTCAGGTAGCAACGGATAGCCTGGCCCACCAAACATGCCTTCTGGTTTTTTCAATTTAGAACTGTCAATCCCAGTGTACGGATCACCCGCTTTTGTTAAATCAGCAAAAATTGGAAATACTTTTTTTCCAACCAAGTCTTGAGGATTGATGTCTGGGATATCATTCCAATTGAACGGCACGCTTTTTTTGCGGCCACCCTTTGCGTATCCACTGACAGGCTTAACTGACTTAGCTAACCCCAACACTCCGCCGCCGTCCGCTTTGACAATGACGTGATGATAAACTGGGTGCTCTTTCCCTCGCACCAAGATGGATCCAGCCTGTGGCCCGAGGTCAATATTGCCTCGAGTTGTCGGGCGAAGCCTTGGCTCGGAAGGCGAGTTTTCATACCGCGCCAGATCGACGCCCTTGGGAAAATGAGCGTTCAATGCATAGTAATGCTTGCCACGGTGCTCTACAGAGACAATTGTGTTGGTGTTCTCGTGGCCTTCAGGGGCATCTTGCCACCGCCATCCCGCCTTTTGCTTAAACAGGTTGGTCTTGGCAACCGCGTTGCCCTTGCCGGACGTGCCCGTCTCGTCCACTGCATCCCTCGAAGCTGTGAAATAAGGCTTCCCGCCACTGCCGATGCCGATCGAAGCCGCCGCGGATTTGTGGCCAGTCATGTCTTGCTTGTCGGGCATCGATAGATACTGCCCACCCGCCGGACGATCATCCTCGGGGAACATGCGTTGCGGCTTAGGAAACACCGACATCGGGTTCTGGATGTCGGGAGTTACGTCGCCGCCATCCGCACGAACCTGACGAGGAACGTTTGGCATGAACTTTGAGGACGGGAGTTCCTGTCCACCAGCTCGTTCCTTCGCCATCTTTGCACGGCGCAATTCAAGTTCGCCACCTTCCGACAGCCTTACTCGAGCAACGGGCTTAACACTCTTGGCAAGTCGGATGGCGTCATTCATTGCGGTTGCTTTCCTGTAATGGCCGGAATCACACTGCCGAGAAGCCGGACAACTTCGTCCTCGCTCTCAGGATGAACCGCGAGGTTCTGCGCCAGATCAATCATCTGGATCCGTTCTTTGGCAAGCATCTCTTGCTCTTCGACGGCACTGTCGCGCTCATCCTTCTGCATATTGGCCTGAAGCGAAGCCGCTTTTAGTTTGGTGTCCATCACCTTGGCGTCGGCTATCTGCTTCTTGATCTGGAGATCCGCGGCGTCCTTTTCAGTCGGCCCTTGCTGTTCACCACCCGCAAGCCCCTCTTGCTGTGCCTTGGCCATGTCGATCTGAAGCCGCCCCTGATCCAACGCGATGCGAGCCTGAGCCTCGCCTTGCTTCGTATCGGCATCTTGCTTCTTGATCTGCATCTCGGCCATTTCCTTCTGCATTTCAGGAGGAGGAGAGCCTTGCGCCTCTGGCGGAATCATGAACTGCTCAGGGTTTGACCAACCCACCGCCTTCAACGCCGCGGTGTCAATCGCAATCGGATCGTACAGCGTCGGGTTCGATGCCTGAATTTGCTTCAACGCCATGATCTTCATGAGCCGTTGCGTCTGGCTCGCGGTGTTAGGGTCAGCTTGCGGGACGAGATCAACTTGGTTCACACCACGTAAGAAGGTTTCCTGATCCCATGCACGCGCAGGCTTGCGGTTCTTTTGCCAGAAGCTCTCAGGGTTTTCCTTAAAGCACTGGACGAGGAGCGCGAACTCTTCGGCCTGAGAGGCGTGCATCCGCTTATGCACCGCGTTCAGAACTTTGGTGGCTTGATCGATCAGCGCGATCGTCGTGCCCACGGGGGCGTCCGCACGACCTTCACCCACGGCGGCTTCGGCTGTCCCGCCAATGCGCATGCCTGTTTGAGCCATGTTCTCAATGAGGGCCATCAATGTTTGAGATGGTTCCTTGTATGGCAGAGGCATCACGGCCTGACTGATCGGCATGCCGCCCGTCTTGACCAGAGCCCCACCGCCTGGCGGAACGCGGAAGATGTTGGTGTTCTGCCTTGCGCCAGTGTCGGCATACAGGAAGCCTGGGAAGTTGGCATACATTCCCGCATCCAACAGTTCTCTTTGCGCGGCAGTGATGGCGTTGGTCGTGTTGCCCAAAATGTGGAGCAAGCCGATGTCATAGAACCCCATGCCAGGCACGAAGGTGTACTTCACGAAGTTCTGCCGAGCTTCGGGAAGTTCCTCGGTATCCTCGTCATAGTTGCGCACGATCGAGAGAATCTCGTGCGACGATACATCGATTGTCACCCGATACGGGATCTCGAGGCCAGTCTCTTTGCCTTTGTGCTTGTGCTCGAAGCCGTTGACGTCCAGTTCGCAATAGCACTCGTAGATCTCGCGATCCCGATCGTCAGGGTTTGACTGCCCCGCGCTGATGCCCTGTTGCGCCTTCTTCTCGCGCTGTGTTGCATCGAGATCAACTTGCTTAGGGGTGGAGAGATCCACGTCCTTGTACGCACCAATGATCTGCATGCGCTTCACCACCGATGGCCGCATCATTATGCGATGCGTAACGCGCTTGGCGTTGCTCAGATCAGTGGCCGAGTTGTTGACGATCATATCGTCGGCGTCAACTGATTCGGAGACAGGACGGCCCCTGAGTGGACAGAAGTAGACTTTCTTGAACGCCGTGCCGCCAAAGCCCAACATGAGAAGCATGCGGTCGGTGTCAGGATAGTACTCTCTGGCTGTGGAGGTAAGGTAGTGATTGAGGTCTTTCTCGAGATCGTTGGCGAGCGTATCACTATCAAGGGTGGCATTGTTGTTATCCTCCCGCACCTTGACGGGCCCGTCGGTCGGGAGCAACTCGGAGCGTGCGTTGGCTTGGAACCGGAGCACCGCCTCGAGCAACAGGGGATGCCGCACCTTGCTCATGCCCTCGACCGGAGCACCGTCTGCCGCACCCGAAATGCCAGGCAACTCAATCCGGAGCCCGAGGAGCTTGATGCCCTGAGCACGGTCCTCGATCCACTCCTTGCGGGAGTCGAGGTCGTCCTGAATGCCGCGCATGAGGTCTTCGGAGATGCGGGACAGTTCCATCGCGGGGATCTCGTCCACCAGATTGTCGAACCACCCATTGGTGCCCTCGGCCCCCGCCTTTTCAAGCGGACCACCGTCGAGTTTCAGGGTGATGGAGCCGTCATCGTGCTCGATCGTCAACAGGTTGCCCTTGTCATCGAACTCGTGCTGATCGCCGCCCTCGTCCGCCATCTCGATGATCACGCCATCTTCGATCGGATCTCGATCATCGATCGGGGCGGGTTGGCGGATGTTGGGGACAAGCGACATGGTTCAGATCCTTAGACCGAGTAAAGCGGAGGTGGTGACGCACCGTGGTGGGTACGCTCTTGGTTGTAGTCTTCTTGCACTTCCTCGGCGCGTTGGATCAAGCCCGAGCGGCGCAAATATCTCATAGCCATGCTTACCGTGTCAACGAGATCGTCGTGCTTGGCTTTCGGGAAGCGAGCGCATTGTTGGATGACCTCGTCAGCCCATGCCTTGTCAGGCGCGTAGACCAACTTGTCCTCAAACAGATGTTGCACCGAATAGAGCCGAGCGATCTTGTCGGTGGAGCCTGGGTCATCAAGCTGAACGCCGAAGTTCTTCCCCGCGTAGAGCCGCCGCAGTTCTTGCGCGACGGGAATTCCCGCGGCCTTGTTCTCGATCAGCACCTTGTCGGTCTTGAACTTGGAACAGGTGGCGGCAACCTTCTCGACCACCGCGGCCAACTGCAACCGCTCTTGCCATGCGTAGATCAGCATGAGCTTAGGGTGAGGCTGTTTGTATGAACGCTCGACCTGATAGCTTGTGCCGCGCTTGGACGCCTCGGCCACCGGATCCTCGGAGAAGACGCCCCATACGGACATGGCCGTGTAATCGTTCTCGGTCTTTTCCGTAAACGCGGTATCGACCGCGGCCACGATGAAGTCGAACGCGGGGAACTGATCCTTGTTCTCCCACAGTTGCCACATCGATTGTTTAATGATGCCGGAGCTATCGTCGGTCGGGGTTTGTTGGAACTGCCCCGAGACGGCATAGGATCCCATGATCTTCTTGTCGCGCTCCACGACATGCTTCGGGAACCGATCGGGGAAGTATAGCTCGCCAAGCTCCGATCGTGGATCCTCGAAGCCGAGCATGGTTGGAGCGGCTCGATCGGGCGAGTACTCCATCGGTATCATGATGTGATCCCAGAGATCAGGCTGTTTGCTCAGAGCCACGCCGCTGAGATCCTCCTCGTGGAGCCTCTGCATGATCAGGACGATGGCGGAGCGATCGGGGTTGTTCAAGCGGGTTGGCACCGCACGCTCGAACCAGTCAACCGTCGTTTGACGCATGGCCTCGGACGCCGCGCTCTCGACGCTGTGAGGGTCATCGATGATCACGCGGTCACCACGAGCACCAGTGATGGAACCCGCCGCTATGGCCTGTCTGAAGCCCGTGGCTGTGGTTTCGAACTTGGTCTTGGCATTCTGGTCGCCTGTGAGCTTGACGGTATCGCCCCACCGTTCCTGATACCACTCGGACTGCACGAGCCGCCGCATCTTGGTCGAGTCTCTGATGGCGAGATCCATCGAGTGCGAGGCGCAGACATAGCGAAGGTTAGGCAACCCCGCCGGACCCCACTCCCACGCAGGCCAGAACACGTTGACGATCAGGCTCTTCATCGCGCCAGGCGGCACGTTGATCAGGAGCCGATTGTAATAGCGTTCGTCGTCCACCATAACGCCATCGGTGATGGCCTCGAGGCTGTCGCAGATCAGGTCGATATGCCAGTTGTGGACATACTCTTGCCCAGGCTCTACTACGTGCCACGCTTGGGAAATGAACTCTGAAAGGCTCGATGCACATTCGACCTTTGAGATCTCGCGAAGCGATGCTTTCACATCGATGCGCTTACCGTCGATCATGATGTATTCGTGCTTCACTGGCCTTCAGCCGCGGCCAACAGAGCCGCCTTGCTAGCGTCTCGAGCGTCGGGGTCGAGATCCTTTACGTCGATCGTAACGGCCTCGATCTGAAGGGCTCCACCGTCGCGGCCAGTGACTTCGGTGAGCTTGCGGTCGGCGTAGTCATCGCGGAACCGAGACGCCACCATGTGCTTCCAGACGCTTGCGTTGAAGTTGTTTGTCATCATTCCGGTTTGACCCGCAGACTCCCACCAGTCTTGCGAAAGTTGTTTCGCGTGCGCGAGAGCCGCCGAAAATTCGGGGTGCATTTCTTCCCAATAATCGAAGTTTGAACGCACCGTATTGCAAGCCACGGCCATTTGCGTAATTGATTTCCCGAGCTTCCCTTGCTCAACAACCGTGGTGCAATATACTGGATCGTATGTCGAAGGTCTGCCAACTTTAGCCATGCACCGCCCCTGATTTGTGGTGCGAAGCATACGACAAAAGGAGAATAGCTTCAAGAGCCACTTCAGTTCCCAAAGTCATACCTCAGTTCGTTAAGTTTGGAGAGTTTTTGAAGTTTATTAAGTTTTCGAGTTTCTTTGCGAATTAAAGAAATTTTTTCCGTGTTTTTTTCATAGTAAATTATTGCTTTTCGTTTCTTTTCA